GTGACCCTGAGCGCCAGTTGGGCATTGCAGCAGGCCATGCACGCAGCCCTCATCGCCAATGCGCCCCTCGCTGCTTTTGTGAGCGACCGCATCTACGACCGGCCACCACATGACGTGGCCTTTCCTTTTGTCACGCTCGGCGACATGGAAGTGATCGCCGCTGACACCGGAGAAGGAGTAGGCGCAGACGCCGGGGCCGCCCATCGCCTGACCCTGTCTGTCTGGTCGCGGGAAAACGGGCGGCGCGAAGCCAAGGAGATCATGAGCGCCATCTATGGGGCGCTTCACAACGCGGCTTTGTCATTGCCCGGCCACACTCTCGTCAGTCTGCAATTCGAGCGGGGCAGCATCGGTTTTGCGGGCGAGGCTGAGGCGGTGCGGGGCCAATTGCGGTTTCGCGCCTACACCGAAACCAGCCCCTGACTTCACCTAAACCCAGATTTTCTGAAACAAGGAGGGTCCCATGACCGCACAGCGCGGCAAGGATTTGCTATTGAAGGTCGACAGTGATGGCCTTGGAAATTTCACCACCGTGGCGGGCTTGCGGGCCCGCGCCCTGTCTTTCAATGCCCGAGCTGTTGATGTTACCCATGCGGGTTCCGCCGGAGAGTGGCGCGAGCTGTTGGGCGGGGCGGGCGTTAAATCGGCGGCTCTCACCGGCAGCGGTATTTTCAAGGACGCCGCATCGGACGCCACCATTCGGGGATATTTTTTCGACGGCACCGTGCGTGACTGGCAGATCATCGTGCCGGACTTCGGCACCATCCAGGGTGCGTTCCAGATCACCTCGCTGGAGTATGCAGGCACTCATGAAGATGAACTGCGCTTTGACCTGGCGCTGGAGTCCGCCGGGGCTCTGACCTTTACGGGAGTGTGAGATGGCGAACCGGCATCGCGGCGAAGTGACCCTGAAAGCGGGGGGTGAAAACTTCACCCTCTGTCTAACCCTGGGCGCACTCGCAGAACTTGAGGACGCCTACGAGGGGCGGGACATTCTGGCACTGGCTGAGCACTTCTCGAGCGGCCGCCTTTCGTCGGCAGATGCCATGAACCTGCTGAGGGCCGCACTTGGCGGTGGCGGCCATGATGTCGAAGAGATCGACATTGCCCGCCTCTCGTTTGAAGACGGAATGGCAGGGCTGATCCGTACCCTTGCCGAGCTCTTGAAAGTGACCTTCGGCGGATCTGTCCCAAGCAGCCCGGACACCGGGGAGGGTAAGGACGAGGCGGTCCCTTTCCCTGGGAACCACTTCTGAGTTTTACGCTCTGCGTATTGAAGTGGTCGCCAGACCAGCTCTGGAAGGCAACGCTACCAGAGATTGAATGGGCCACACGGACCTGTCAGCGCCAAGAAGGCACGCACCTGACCTGTGAAAACCTGGCCGACATGATGATGCAGTTTCCGGACAGTGAAGCGCTGACCCGTGAACAGAAAGGATAAGCAATGGAGTTTGATGATCTGGGCACCGGCGACCTCCCCGCCGACATTGCAGTACTGCGACGCGAGTTCGACGCCGCAGCCAAAAGCAGCGGCACCCTAGGAAGAGAAGCCAAAAAGGCCTTTGTCGATATTCGAACAGAAAGCGGTCGGGCGACGGCGGGCAGTCGGGACTTTGGACGGGTTTTGACCGGGGCTTTTGGTGACATCATCGCAGGCGGGCAATCGCTCCAGAGCGTGTTGCGGTCCCTTGCCGCTGATCTTGCGAAACTCGCCGTAGAGAATGTCTTCGGCGGGTCCGCTGGTGGGGGCTTTGATGTGTCGGGCCTTTTCGGTGGTGGGAGTTTTAACGGTCCGTCAGGGAACACAGCCAAGAACAGTCGCGTGAGCGCTTTTGCCAAGGGCGGTGTTCTCTCCAGTCCCAGCCTGTTTCCCATGGGCAGCGGGCTGGGCCTTGCGGGTGAAGCCGGCCCGGAAGCGATCCTGCCCTTGGCGCGGGGACCGGACGGCAGGCTTGGTGTCGCGGCGCAGGGCGAGGCGCGTCCGATTTCCGTCACCTTCAATGTAACCGCAACGGATGCAGGCAGCTTTCGTCGCTCCCAAAGTCAAATCGCCGCGATGTTGAGCCGCACCGTGTCGCGCGGCACGCGCAATCTTTAACGACAGATACATAAGGCTATTCAATGGCGTTTCATGAGATCCGCTTTCCTCTGGGCATTGCCTTTGGCTCATCCGGAGGCCCCGAGCGGCGCACCGAAATTGTAGCACTCGGGTCAGGGCACGAAGAGCGCAACACATCGTGGGCCAATTCCAGGCGGCGCTACAATGCGGGATACGGCGTGCGGTCCCTTGCTGATCTGCAGGAGGTGACGGCGTTTTTTGAAGCGCGCCTGGGTCGCCTACACGGGTTCAGATGGCACGACGCGGTGGACTTCTCATCCGCGGCACCGGATGCCCAGCTCACGCCGACGGATCAAGCGCTCGGGCTTGGCGATGGGGTGCAAGCTGATTTCCAACTCGTCAAAATCTACGCCTCTGGCCCGACCTCCTATCAACGAACCATCACCAAGCTGGTGGCGGGAAGTGTGCGGGTGAGTGTGAACGCGGTGGAACAGACGCAAGCGGTTGATTTTGTGGCGGACATAACCACGGGTCTGCTGACGTTTCTGAGTGGGCGCGAACCCTCCTTGGGCGCAGCGGTAACAGCCGGGTTTGAGTTTGACGTGCCCGTCCGCTTCGACAGCGACTTTCTGGAAATCAATCTCACCGCCTTTGATGCCGGTGACATTCCGGCCATCCCCCTCATCGAAATTCGGATTTAGAGAAGCCCCATGAAATCTCTCACGCCTGAATTGCAGGCTCATCTCGCGAGTGGGGCGACAACGCTTTGCCATTGCTGGCAGTTGAAGCGACATGACGGGACCGCGCTGGGGTTCACAGATCATGACGAGGACCTGGCCTTTGGCGGAACGCTTTACGAAGCGGCGGCAGGGTTTACCGCCAGTTCTTTGAATACATCGGCCACATTGGCGGTGGACAATCTCGATGTGTTGGGTGCTCTCGCATCGTCCCATTTGAGCGACGCGGATTTGACCGCGGGCCTTTTCGATAATGCGGAGATCGAAATCTGGCGGGTTAATTGGCAGGACCCCGACCAGCGTGTGTTGCTGCGCAAAGGTAATCTGGGGGAGGTGCACAGGGGCGCTCAGAGCTTTACCGCTGAAGTGCGAGGGCTCAGCCATCGGCTCAATCAGCCCACCGGTCGGCTTTTCCAATATGCCTGCGATGCAGATCTGGGAGACGCCCGGTGTGGAATTGCTTTGGCAAATTCAACCTTCACCGGCGGGGGAACCATTGCCACCGTCACGGAAAACCGCGAGGTGACTGTTTCGGGGCTCGACGGATTTGAGGATGGGTGGTTTGCGCGCGGGCTCTGCACATTCACCTCAGGCGTGAACACGGGTGAGGTGCTGGAAGTGAAGGCGCACACCCGCCGGGCTGGTACAGCCACGCTGATGTTCTGGCATGCACCCGCGCAGGAACTTTTAGAGGGGGTCACCTTTTCGGTGGTGGCGGGCTGCGACAAACAGTTTGCAACCTGTCAGGCGAAATTCTCCAACACCCCCAATTTTCGGGGCTTCCCCCACATGCCCGGAAACGACTTTGCTCTCTTCAATCCGCTGCGTGGCGATGGCAATGACGGGGGAAGTCAGAATTGAGTGCTTCCCAAAAACAAACCCAGATTGTGGAGATCGCCCGTGAGTGGATCGGCACACCTTACCGGCATCAAGCCAGTGTGCTGGGCGTGGGCGCAGACTGTCTCGGGCTCATTCGCGGCGTGTTTGTCCAGGTGGAGGGCCACGCGCCGGAAGTCCCGCCCGCCTATAGTCAGGACTGGGCGGAAGCCCCGGGCCCCTCGGGCCTGGTTGAAGAAACAATGGCCGACGCCGCACGCCGCCACCTTGTTGAGATCGAAGGGGGGGATGCGGCGCCGGGGGATGTTCTGCTGTTTCGAATGAGCCCGCGGGCGGCGGCGAAACATGCCGCCATTCAAAGCACCTCCACCTGCATGATCCATGCGTGTTCGGGGCGTGTTGTCGCGGAGGTTCATATGGGGCCTTGGTGGCAACGTCGCCTGACCCACGTTTTTCGTTTTCCAGGAATTGAAATCTAATGGCCACAGTCGTTTTGAGTGCCGCAGGATCGGCTTTGGGGTCCACGCTGGCGCCTGCCGGGATTAGTTTTCTGGGGGCAAATATCTCCGGCGCAGCATTGGGCAACGCCATTGGCAATATTGCCGGGTCCTACATCGACCAATCATTGTTTGGCACAGTGGCCACCCGCGAGGGACCTCGACTGTCGGAATTGACCGTTCAGGGGTCGACCGAAGGGGCCAGTCTTCCCCGCGTCTACGGTCGGGTCCGGCTGTCCGGTCAGATCATCTGGGCGACCCGGTTCAAGGAAACCTCCGTGACACGTTCATCGGGGGGTGGCAAAGGCGGTGGCGGTGGAAACAGTGTGGAGACAACCAGCTTTTCCTATTCCCTGTCGTTTGCCGTGGCGATTTGCGAGGGGCCCATTACCCGCGTGGGCAGTATTTGGGCGAACGGTCACCTGCTCGATCTCTCGCAAATATCCTACCGGGTGTATCTGGGATCGGAGTCGCAGGACCCAGACAGCACCATTGAGGTGGTGGAAGGGTCCGGCAATACGCCCGCCTATCGCGGTGTCGCCTACATTGTTTTTGACGATATTCCCCTCGAGAATTTTGGTAATCGTCTGCCGCAACTGACCTTTGAAGTGTTCCGGTCCCTGTCCGATGTGGAGGAAGATGTGCGGGCGGTCACTCTAATCCCCGGGGCCACGGAATTTGGGTATGACACTCAGGCCTTTCGGCGGGTTTTTGCCGATGGGGTCAGCCAGCCGGAAAATCTCAACAATCAATCTGGGGGAACAGACTGGGATGTGTCGCTCAATGACTTGCAAGCCACCTGTCCCAACTGTGCCTCCGTGGCCCTTGTGGTCAGTTGGTACGGCGATGATCTGCGATGCGGGTCCTGCACGTTGCGGCCAAAGGTGGACCGTTCAGATAAACGCACAATTCCCGAACCCTGGCAGGTAGCAGACCTGGACAGAGGCGCGGCTTTGGCCGTCAGCACAGTGGAGGGACGTCCGGCATTTGGCGGAACACCTTCAGACAGGTCTGTTAAACGGTCGATTGAAGACCTGAAAGCGCGGGGGCTCGCCGTCCTTTACTACCCATTTATTTTGATGGATGTGCCTGCGGGCAATGGACTGCCCGATCCTTATGGCGGTGCAGAACAGGCGGCCTATCCCTGGCGTGGTCGGATCAGCACGTCTCCCGCGCCAGGCTTCGTTGGCTCGCCCGATAAATCGGCGGCGATCACGACAGAGGTCGCAGATTTTTTTGGGACAGCATCGGCGAGCGACTTTTCCATCAACGCATCCGGGGTCACCTATGCAGGGCCATCAGAATGGTCCTATCGGCGCATGGTATTGCACAACGCAGCCTTGTGCGCCTGGGCGGGCGGTGTCGACGCCTTTCTCATCGGCTCGGAACTCCGTGGCCTGACGCAATTGCGCGATGGTCCGGCGAGCTATCCGGCCGTCACCCAGCTCATGTCATTGGCGGTTGAGGTCAGAACCCTTCTCGGTCCCGGCACGAAAATATCCTACGCTGCAGACTGGTCTGAATATTTCGGTCATCATCCTCAGGACGGCAGTGGAGATGTGTTCTTTCATCTCGATCCGCTCTGGTCTCACGGCCAGATCGATTTTGTCGGCATCGACAATTATATGCCGCTTGCCGACTGGCGCGACGGTCTGATCCATCTGGACCGGCAGGCAGGCGTCTCAACTGTTTATGATCTGGACTATCTCAAGAGCAACATCGCGGGGAGCGAAGGCTATGACTGGTTCTACGCCAGCGATAGCGACCGGGTGGATCAGATCCGCACCGCCATCACGGATGGTGCCCACGCCAAACCCTGGGTGTTTCGCCCCAAGGACCTGACGAACTGGTGGCAACGCTCCCATTTTGACAGGCCGGGAGGGGTGGAGAGCGCAAGCCCCACGGGATGGGTGGCCGAGAGCAAGCCGATCTGGTTTACCGAGCTCGGATGCCCCGCCATCGACAAAGGGGCAAACCAGCCCAATGTCTTTGTGGATGCAAAATCATCAGAAAGCGCGCTGCCTCATTTCTCATCCGGTCTGCGCGATGATTTTGGTCAGCGACGTTTCCTGCAAGCCCATCTGGATTACTGGCGGATGGGGGCGCCTGGCTTTGCCGACGCCAACAATCCCGTCTCCGCGGTGACGGGACAACGCATGGTAGACACCGACCACCTGTTTATCTGGACGTGGGATGCGCGGCCATTCCCGTCCTTTCCTCTGCTCACGTCTGTCTGGTCCGACGGTGAAAACTGGAAACTTGGTCACTGGATCACCGGGCGCTTGGGCGCTGTGCCTCTGGGGCCTCTGGTGGCCCACATCGCCAGTGCGGTGGACGACGTTTCCGTAGATGTGGGGGCGCTGACCGGTACCGTGGATGGCTTTGTCATCGACCGGATCATGTCCCCGCGTCAGGCATTGGAACCTCTGATGCTCGCCTACTTTTTTGACGCGGCGGAAACGGAAGGCACCATCCGGTTTCAGCATATGGGGAACGCACCGATTGCCACTTTCAGGCCGAATGATCTGGCGGTGGAAGACGATCAGCCGAGCGCCGGATTTTTGCTGTCGCGGGGACAGGAAACCGAACTGCCTTTTTCGGTCAAGCTCACCTATGTCGATCCGGATGCGGGATACCGGCAGGCGGCGGTGGAGGCGCGGCGCACGGTGGTGCGCTCGCAGCGTGTATCCGGTGCGGCTCTGCCCATCGTCTTGCGGCAGCCCGAAGCCCAACGCATCGCAGATATCTGGTTGCAGGACACCTGGGTGAAGCGCGAGCGTGCGACGTTGAGCTTGCCGCCCAGTGCCGTTGCATTTGATCCCGGCGACACCGTGATCCTCGACCTGGGAGAGCGTCAGGCCGTCTATCGATTGACCGGCTTGAATGATGCCGGGCTCATCGAAGCGGACGCGGTGCAGACGGATGCCAGCGTCTTTGGTCTGCTTGCGGCACCGAGCGGGCCGGGCGGGCGGACCCGGTCGCGACCTTTGGGGCGCCGGATGTGGCCTTTCTTGATCTGCCGCTCCTCAGCGGGGCGGAAGTCCCCCACGCGCCCCACATTGCAGCGACGGCAGACCCCTGGCCCGGCGGTGTGGCGCTCTACAAAAGCGCCACCGGGTTGGGCTTCGTGCAGGACCGGGTGGTGGCGAACGCCGCCACCATGGGGCGTACACTCACCTCCTTCGCGAAAGGCCCGACGGGGCGATGGGACCGCGCCAGCCGTTTGCAGGTGGTGCTGGCGACCGGCGAGTTGCAAAGCGTTGACCTGTTGAGTGTTTTGTCCGGCGCCAATCTGGCCGCCGTCGAAAATCAGGCGGGTGACTGGGAGGTCTTCCAGTTTGCCACTGCCGCACTGGTGGACGTGAACACTTATGATTTATCTCTATTCCTGCGCGGACAGGGTGGAACAGAAGCAGCCATGCAGGCGGACCTTCCAGCGGACGCACGGTTTGTTCTGTTGAATGGAGCGCTGGAGCAAGTAGGCCTGGGCGAAGCGGAACGGGGGCTGGCGCTGCAATGGCGATACGGACCGCTGCCTTATGGTCTGGGTCACGAGGCCTACACATCCCAGACACGGAGCTTCAAGGGCGTCGGGTTGCGACCTCTGTCGCCGGTGCATCTCAGGGCAACGCGGTTGGCAGGAGGTGACATCTCTCTCAGCTGGGTCCGGCGCACCCGCATTGATGGCGACAATTGGACAAGTCTCGAAGTGCCCCTTGGCGAAGAGACAGAGGCCTATGAGATCGACATCATGCAAGGCGCGACGGTGAAGCGCACACTTACCGCCGTCACGTCTCCAGCAATCTATGCGGCTGCCGATCAGATCACCGATTTCGGATCGATAAATTTCCCCACTCTCACATTTCAGCTTGTTCAGCTGAGCCGCGCCTTCGGTCGTGGCACCGCGCGGGAGGCGCAGTTCAATGTCTGACAGCACCCATCTGGCACTGCCTTTTCTGGAGGCGGCGCAGGCGCAGAAACATGTCACCGTCAATGATGCACTCACCCGGCTCGACGCGCTGGTGCATCTCGCGGTGGAAAGCGCCTCTCTCTCAACCCCACCCGGCTCCCCCGGCGCGGGGGACCGATGGATCGTCGCCGGAAGCGCGACCGGAGACTGGGCGGGCGAGGAAGGCAAGCTCGCCGCCTGGATAGATGGCGCATGGGTGATTTTCGATCCCCAGGACGGCTGGCAGGCCTGGGTGAAAGATACGCAGAGCTGGCTGATCTATTCCGGCGGTGCCTGGGCTGGGGGACCGGCGAACAGCATTGTCGCCCGAACAGGCAATGAGGCGCACACCCGGTTTGACATTATCGAGCTGGATCATGTTTTGGTGGCTGGCGCCTTCAATGACATGAGCCTCAGCATTCCAGACCGTGCGATTGTTTTTGGGCTCACCGCTCTTGTGCTGACAGACGTGAGCGGGCCAGCGTCATGGACTCTGGGCGTGGCCGCCGACCCCCAGCGCTATGGCAATTCCATTGGGCTGAGTGCTGGCAGCACGGTGAACGGCGTCAGTGGCACACCCACCGCCTATTACGGCGCGACCCCGGTGCGGGTGACAGCCACTGGTGCTGATTTCACTGGCGGCACGTTACGCCTCGCCCTGCACTACATGATCCTCGACGGCGTCGGCGCGTAAGACCGAAAACCGTCCGCACGGCACACAAAGAAATAGGAAAATAATCCAGGACGGAGGGGCTCTAAGGTCCCGAGCCTGTGGCCCGCTAACCGGCCGGATGGATGGTCAAATGGTCGCAATCGAGAAAAATGTTCTCAATTTCCCGTGTCACATGCTTGATGGTTGTCGTCTGAAAACTGATAAACTATGTAAAAACAGTAGCTTATAGAAAATACGCGACCCAATTACACCATCGTTCAATGAACTGCTCATTAACTTGACTGGGGCTATGCTACCTATCATATTGATAGGAGAAATGGCCCGGACACCAAACCAACCACAGTCAATCTTACGCACCGATGAAGCGACGAAACGCGTTCGTGAACTTGCTGAAAGTTCGTCGAATGTGATTTTCACCGATCACGCCCGGGAACAAGGACGCGCCAGGGATATATCTACCGAAGACGTGATGCGAATTTTGCGGAGCGGATTTATAAACGATGCGCCCATCGCCGAGGATGGAAAGTGGAAGGTAAAGGTTCTGTTCAAACTGCGAGGACAACGTGATGCAGGAGTGGTCGCGTTGATATTATGGCAAGGAAAGCTAGTGATTAAGACAGTCGAATGGGAGGATTGGAAATGAGTGAACATGCTTACATTATGGACGGCCAAGATGCCCAAAAACCTTTCCACTATGCCGATTGTGGGCTTCAGGGTGTCTATCTACTCAACGGATATGAGTTTGTTGAAGTAGAAGGCGAGCGTGGTCTGATAATCCACAATATGGATGGCCTACACGCGACGATCGGTTTGTTTCTGGTTGAGAAGCGGAAACTAATTGGTCCGAGAGAGCTGCGTTTTTTGCGAAAGCAAATGGACCTTACCCAGGCTGAGCTTGGAACGATGCTTGGCGTGAGCGATCAGACAGTGGCTCGTTGGGAGAAAGGTGAGACTGAAATGTCTGGCCCGGCGGATAAATTGTTGCGCGTCCTATACCTATGGGGTGTCAACGGACACGTGGATCCACGCGAGCTTTTTGCAGAGTTGGCGGAAATGGACGCAACCAATGAAGGTATGATGTTCGTCTCAACTGACGATGATTGGGTGCCGAGTGAGCCTCTAGTCGCCGCATGAGCAAGTGCACAAACCAAGGTTTAAGGCCATCCTTTTGGGATGGCCTTTTTCTTTGAAGAGACAGACCGACAGCTTCTTGGACAAAAATAGGAAAATAATCCTTTACTGGATATAGTCTCCCCATGGGCCTCTCGTCAACATTCACCTCCCGGCCGAAAATACAGACGAAGTTTGGCCAAAATCCGCCACTGCAATCCTTTACAGGGGCCGACATGTTGCTCTATGGCGCTGCGGTCTGTCATTTTGGTCGTGGCCTCAGCAATGAGGTTTTGGAAGCGCTGAGTTGGGTTTTTCTCAACCGACGGGCGAGCGGGGAGCCTCAACAGACGTTGCTCCGGCTCGAGCACGCATCACCAGACTGGAGGGAGCGCCAGCTCGCTGATCCTATTGCGCCCGAAGAAGCGCGGGGTTTTGCCGCTCTCGCCCACGTGCTGGCGGGGGCTGTTCCAGACCCCACCTGTGGCGCGACCCGCTTTCATTGTCACCAGGAAACGCCCGCCTGGGCGGGGCATATGGAAGTCCGCGCCCTCATCGGCCCCTATCTCTTCTATCGGGCACGGTCTTCAGACGGTCTTGTTCCTGCTTCGTGA